CATAGCCTTGAGGTAAAAGAGGTGCAATATTGCTGGTTAAACTCATTACAGCAGCAGTGACTTTATAATTGCGTGAATCACCAATTAGATAAAATGCATATTGAGTGCTTGCAGCAATTGTGCCTGTATCTAGGCCGTTAACGCCATTGACAGCGGAGTTAACAAAAAGTCCTGCTTGATATCCATCAAACACAACAGCAGGATTATCAATATTAAAGTAATTAAGTAGGCCAACTACCATATCAATATTATTCGTAGAATCACGAGCAGCCCCTGGAGATACGGCGACTACTGTTGCCGCTGTAGGAGTTGCTGCAGATAACTGTAGCCCTTGAATATAAAGATGTGGCAATGGATATATTGTGTCATTTTGTATTTGTGGAATAGCCATTTTTATGTCCTCATTATTTTAGAAAACCCACACGTAGTCACCCAGAGGCGCAGGCCCTATTGTATTAACCTTGTGATAATGGAATGACATAACGCATGCTATATTCAGGAACAATCACTGAACCGTGCGTTTCGTCATAAATCATACCGGTTTGGTTTTGACCGAACAAAGAACCGTAAGTCAAACGTAATGATGCGCCTGTATCGTCATCATATTCGTTGGCTGTTGGGTAAGGTGATTGTTCTGGTAATTGAGGCATAGCAAGGTATGCAGCATCTCCCCCTAAAATACCACCACAACGATGTGAAGGCAGACCAAGAATTTGCATGCCTGCAGCAATTGGGTTATTTAGATTTTGATTTTGTCCACCAGCCCAGTTCAATGCAGGAGTAATACTAATTGTAACAACTCCAGCTGCATTAGATACCGCATTTGCGGTTGCTCTAAATTGTACAGGATTTGCTGATGGGAAATGGCCTATAAAGGTCAAATAACGCATATTGGGTTGACCAGTCACGCCATCCTGGAAGCTAAATAAGTCACCAGCAAGAACAGCACTTGCATCAGTTGCAGCAGCACCAGAAACAGTGATTTGAGTAACGTTTTGTCCAGTTGGATCGTTTGTTGAAATAACAGTCAACGTAGATTGATTAATACCAGTATTTCCTGATACGTGAATTGGCATCAAGTTTGATTGGTAGTAACTTACTAAAGGTGTACCAAAATCCCCCACTTCCCATGACATTGCAATTTCATCATTTCGATGTGGAACGAATTGGTTTAATCCATTACCTACAACACTTGGAACAACAGTATCAGGCAAATAAACCTTAATCCCTTCTGCAACACTGCCGTAGTTTTTGAAGAACATTATGGCTTGCGCGAGTTGCTGGTATGAACTGATTGCGGTTGTGCCATTACCATAATATCGGTATGGGCCTGAGTATGTATTAGTTGTACCATCTAATTGACTTACAACGGCTGATGCCCAGTTAAGAGCAATATTGCCTTCAACCAAAGCTGCAAGCTCAGCAATTGCCGACTTACCAAAGACTCTCATATAGTCTTCTTCGCCTTTTTCTAAGTTGAAGATACGTTGTTGTGAGGTGACAGCAAAAGATGTATTGTTGGCCTGATCACAAGCAAGCGATTGTACACGCTGAACGGCTGGTTGAAACGCTGCAACAAGTCCCGCTGTTGTTGTAAAACGTGGGGGCAAGTCAAAGGTTACTACAGAGCCAAGGTTCGCTTGAATCTTATCAAAGTCTTTAAATTTTGTATTAAATGTAGAAATATGACAACATAAGTTTTGTAAAAGCGCCAAACCTGATCGTTGATAGGTTTGCACCTGTTGTAAAATATTTGTAGGGAAAACTGCCATGTTAGTACTCCTAACTTTAGTATTAAGTTAGGATTCGAAGGCGTATCTATGCCCTGTATTTACGTTTTAAATCCGTCATAGACAAAGAACTACCCGAATCCGTTCCGGTATTAGAAGGTCTTTGCTGGCTTAACGGTGTATTGGCTTGTTTCATCTGCGAACCTTGCTCATTTGCCTTAATTGAATCTGACAAACGCTTAATTTCGTAAACGGCATCTTCAGGATGATCGGAATAAAATTTCTCAAATTCATATAATTTAGAGCGATTTTTTGCAAGGTGGTAAAGAATGTCAGCACTATTATCTACATGCTCTGCTAATAACTGCACAACACCTGGGTACTTCTCCATTCTTACACTACTTGCAACCGTATCAAAATCCTCATACTTGCCCTTCCCAGATATAATCTTCTCACCAAACATTTGAACGATACGATTCGCAGCATCTACATTAGCGCGCTCTTGAGCTTGTTCCTCAAGTTGACTAAAATGACTTTTTATTCGGTCATCCGTCATACGGCGTACATCATCGTCCGACATTCCGCGATGCGACAAAGGCTCATGTTGTTGTGGGGGAATTACCTGTGCTTGCTGTCGCTTGTAAGCTTCAACAGCACGCTCTGCAGCTTCACGTTTAGCAGAACCCACAATTTCATTAACCTGTGACTGCGGAACCATCTTTTCATTTGATTGAGTCGTTGTTTCAACCTGGGCCTGACTTGTATCAGACACATTATCCATAACACTATTATCCATAAAGCCCCTTCAGCTGTTTCCCCGCTACGGTAGTTGTTCCTCTGCTTAACGCACAGGTCTCGGATTGTTACGCCATCACGCTATAATACGCTCCTCACATAACGCATGAGTCTCGGTGAGCAGATGCCTTCCATGGCCTCTTAAATTGCTCACAAACCAAATGTATTTAATTGCGTATAAATGCACAATACGATATACAATATGTGAGGATGTATAACTACATTTGATTAAGGATAATAAAATGATTACAATTTCAGGAGTAAAATATTTTGGAGAAAAGGAAATTTCCTCAAAGTATGGTTTGTCAACACAATGGTTTAGGCGTGCGCGCTATGAAGGTAATAGTCCAAAATATCACAAACTACATGGCAAGATTTATTACGATGAAGAAAATGTTGCACAATGGTTTAAAGAAAATCTAATTCCAAATAAATAATGAAATAAGGCAGGAATGAAGTGGAAACCTGCCTATTTCAAAACATCTAAATCAAGCAATCGTTTGAGAGAATTTAAGCATAATACCGTAAAAATCATAAACGGTTGTTGCTGCATTATTAGCTGTAATTTCTATCACATATTTACTATCGGCTGTAACATCAAAGGCAGGTGTTGTAACAGTACAGTTAGTTACATACGGATTAGCCTGAGTTGCTGTTGCAAGTGTTGCTGTGATTGTAATAGATGTAACAGAGACTGCAACATTATTAGCATACGCTATTCTATCTAATGTCAATGTATGTGCATCCATTGCTGCGGTGCCAATACCATAGATATAATCGAAACTATCTAGTCTCCAGCCTTTAGAAGCTGTAGCTCTAATGATTGGTGTAATATCTACAGCAATGATTGATGTTTCATCAGCAGCCGAATGCTCTTGAACATAATTTCCTTGCGCAACACGGGTTGTAGTCCAAGTTCCTGTACCAAATGTTAACACATTACTAATACCAACAAATTGCTGTTCGGCAAGAATATTAGCAGCACCTGTATCAAGCAAGAAATTAGCTGTGGCTGCCCCTGCATTAGGAATTGTGATAACTTGGGATTGGCCAACCGCTGCAGCATTACTTATTGTAGTATTAAAATCACCACTACCATTATTCACGGCTGCAACAATTAATGAACCTTCAGAAGCTGTGGCCGGAAATGATGCTACAGTTCCTGCATGCCCCGATGAACCGGCAGTTAAATTGCCTTGAGCAACCGTTAAATTATGCACAGTAATAGTTTGATCGGCTGCAGGGGTTAATAATACTGCCGTACTAGTAGTTGCAATGGATGAAACAGGTACACCTGAATCAATCATGAGTCCACCAGTGCCTGAGTTCTGAGGAAAATTACCAGAAACAAAGGGTGTAGCTGTAGCGCCAACCAAGAAACGTCCTAAGGCGTTTGCAGGGTCTGGAATACTAACAACGGATGCTTGACCCATAGCAACGTTACTAATGGTTGTATTTGTATTACCAGTATTTGCAACCGCTGCAAGTATCAAAGAACCTTTTGAGCCTGTGGCAGAATATGAGGCCAGTGTTCCCGCTGTACCACCTGCGGCAATTCCTGCTGATATATTACCAGGCTGAATCACATTACCGGCAGCCGATGAAATGGTGCCAGTGGTATTGGTAAAATGCGCAAGATAGTTCGCGGTTGTTGGCAATACCGCATCACCTGAGTTTGCCCATTGAGTCAAAGTTATTTGCCCCGTTGCAGCTGAAATGCTTACAGTAAATATACCAAATGTTCCTGATTGTGTTTGTATATTAAAACTATATAAAGCCTGAATCACATCAGCATTTGACAATGGAATACCAGCTTGGATTGCAGCTGATGTAAGGTATCCTGCTGTTGTAACAGTGGCTAGATTATCGCCAAATATAGCAAACTTAAATTGTGGAAGGTTTCCGTTCGTAACTGGAATTGGAACGGGAAATTGAATAATATTGGTCATTATAATAGTCCTTTAAAATGATGAAAGATTAAGCTTTTCTAGGTGTCAATGAATCACCTTTGCGACTCCAATGCGCCTTATCTCCTGGACCCATCTTGCCGTTATGACCTTCACAATCTTTAGGATTGTATTCTGAACGGCGTTGTTTAACGCGCTCAATGCCTTGTTGATGATTGTCTTTTACCATCCGATTATCAATCATTCCTGCTCTTTCTTTAGCCATTTCAAATATCCTTATTATAATGGTTGGTTGGATTAATGTTTGCTTAAATTCTTTAAGGTCTCAGCTAAGTTAGCACGCTTCCTGGTTAAAGGGTTCTTGCTATGCTCAGCCTTTTCTAACTTCTTTTCAGGGATTTTTTCACCAGCTGGAACTCCTAAAGACTTATGTAAAGCCCCCCTATGTGATTTTGGTAAAGCCTTTTGTATCCATTTTTCTCCTTTCATGATATTATCCTTAAATGAAAAAAATATCTAAAATATGTCCTATTTGCAGCATTGCGTTTGAAGTTCCTTATAGTCACAGGCAAAGATATATTACTTGTAGCTATATTTGCGGCGGAATCTATAGAACTAAACCACGAGCTAAGACTATATGTGAGTTTTGCAAAATTGAATTTATACAAAAACGTCGTAGGAAAATTCCAAACAGATTTTGTTCTAATAAATGTAATCAGGCTAGCCGATCTTATAGAACTGAATTTGTTTGCCATTATTGCAAACTGCCTTTTACTCTTAATAGAAGAAAAAATAACGAAAGAAAATATTGCTCTAGATCTTGCGTTCTTAAAGATTGGAATGAAAAGTCTATTAAAAGAGAAATGCCAGGCAGTTATAGAAGTAATGCATGGAAAGTTTATGAAAAAAAATGCTATGACTGCGGACTTACTGACGAAAGAATTCTTGTTATCCATCATATTGATGGAAACCGTAAAAACGGTGTTCTTACTAATTTGATTCCAGTTTGTCATAATTGTCATTGCATTCGCCATATAGAGTTATCAGGTAATCATCGCCTACCTTCAGTTAGAAGATACAAAGGAGCAGATTAGGCATAGTTATTCCCCTTCTTATACGCAGTCTTAATAGGTTTTTTCATAACCTTTTTAAGATTTGAAGTAGGTTTAACATCCTTGACTGTTTCTCCGACTTTACGCGCTCTAGTTTCAGGACGCCGAGTTTTATTAGTATCCTTTGCCACGGGCTTAACACCACGCTCGACAGACTTAAAAGCCTTATTCATAGAAGCCTCTTCACGCCTATTATAAGGACTCTTGTCTAATTTAGCATCAGCTTTCTTATCTGGTCTATACATTTTTCGACTCGCTCTAGTCTATTATTGTATGCTTGCAGAGATTTAATAAAAATGTTCACTGCTAAATCAAACTCTGCTTGGCATATAATTAGTTCTTTTTCTAAGTCATCCAGGTTGTAATTCATTTAAGACAAGCCTTTTTAACCATTTTTTTAACCAGCGCCATGTCTTGCTTCTCATCTGAATGACCTACTTTTTTTTAGCATGATGCTCATGTTTTTTCATCATCGATTCATGGTGTTTAAGTTCTTTTGAATGGTGCTTATGCATTTCTTTATGATGATGATGCATATGTTTATGGTCTTCATGCTTAGCCTCATGATGTTCCTTTTTGTGATGCTCTTTCTTATGATGCTCTTTTTTTTCTTCATGATGTTTCATTTGACGCTCCTTGTCGGGTTTAGTTATCTTTTCTTTTTCTTGCCTTTCTTCTTTTCGCCAGATTCTGAATAGGCAATCGCAACCGCCTGCTTCTGTGGCTTGCCGGCTGCAATCTCTGCTCTAATGTTATCTTTGAAGCCTGAACTTCCTGGTTTAGCACCTTTTTTAAGTGGCATTTTATTTCCTCTTATCCCAAACAATTTTATACATCTGGCTTTTCTCGCCCGCATTAGCACCATCCAAATGTTTTTGGACCTGATTCTCTAATGCCCTATCCGTAAGCTTATACGTCTCTTTAAGCTCTTTGAAGGTGGCATTGTGCAAGTCATTCCAGGTTACTTTCTTGTCCATAATTCTCAAGGGCCTCTTTTAAGTTATCTTTGTACACTTCCTCAAATGGCACGTTTAAAATTTCTTCAACAAATTGTTTAAAGGTAATTTCTTCCATACCATTTTTAAACATATCAATACCGTTAATGTGTAGTTGCTCTGTGCTTTTCATGATCGCTCTTAATCTTATGATGCGTTTCTATAACTTCTTTGCCATGGCGGTGACTTTGATCGTGCCCTTTAAGTTGTAAATCCACTTGCTTTGCAAAGCGCTCTGTTAATGCCTTTACCATTTGCACATTTGCCGACTCTGAACCTAGGTGTAAGTCCGCCATAATCTTTTTCTCATCCTGTTGAAGTTTTGCCATATCAACTTGGAATTTCATCTGATCCTTTTGCTGGGATTGCTGCATCTTGGCCATATCCATCTGCATTTTCATAGCCGCAGGATTTTGTTGGGATTGTTGTTGCTGTGCCTGCATTGCTTGCTGCTTCTCTTGCTGGTATTGTTCTACCCATTCTTTTGTTAGAGCTTTAAGCTCTTCAATTCCCTTGCCATCCATGTTATCAAGTATGAAATTCAATCCCTTCTCAGCCATGAATTGCCCAAAGAGAGGTGACATGCCCATCATCTCTTTGACCATCATGATAGTGCGCGATTTCTGTACCTGGAAGCTTGCTCCTGCCTTTAATACCACGTTCAATACATTGGTATCAAAGTCCATCGGCATTCCTTGCTCTTGATTAATCTTTACATATTGGCGCTTTCCTTCCTCATCACGTATGGGGATTGTACGAGGTGTAACCATATATTTAGGCATTAAATCTACATAGATTTGCGCTAGTCTTTGGAAGCCCTGCAAGCAACCAACAATATAAGGCATAGCAGTAGCATTAGATTGAGAGGCTCCTTCGACGATTGCAATACCAGATAGCTGATTGTTATTAATACCAAGGCTTGCATCATACGAACCCAATACGTTTTGGATGAGCGAATCTGAACCCGTGAACGCTTGTGATATTTCAGGCGGCGCTGGAATTCTATTGACCTCACGTATGGGATTGCTAATAGGCATTTCAGGATTAGATTCGTGCACAGAGTTGTAAACAAGAGTGGAAGCCTTTTGAACATCCTTGTAAGCATCCAAAAATTCTTCT